TATTCCCGACAGAAGCCTGCCTGCGGACAGTGTTCCTGCTGCTCCTCCCCCTCAACCTCCGGTCGATGCTGCGGCTCCTGCACCAGCTCCTGTATCCCCCGAATCGCCGCTGAGCGAAGCCCCGAAGACCTGGCGCCGGGAGGCTGCCGCCGAATGGGCTACCCTTTCCCCGACGATCAAGTCCGAGATCGCCAAGCGCGAACAAGACATCTTCGCTGGCCTCGAAGGCTACAAGGCCGACGCCGCAACCGGCAAGTCCTTCCAAGCCGCCATCCAGCCCTATCTCCCGACCCTCCGCCAGTACAACCTCGACCCGCTCCAGCAGGTCTCCGGCCTCATGCAGGCCCACTTCACCCTCGCCACTGGTACCCCCGAATCCAAGCTCGCCACCTTCCAACGCCTCGCCAAGGACTACGGCGTCGACCTCGGCCAAGCTGCCCCCCAGTCCGATTCCCTGTACGTCGACCCCGCAGTCCAAGACTTGCGCTCGCAACTCGGCGCCGTACAATCCCAACTGTCCCAGGCAGCTCAGCAGCGTGCGGCCACTGAGCAAGCCTCGATGGTGAAGCAGATCGAAGCTTTCTCCCTCGACCCCAAGAACCTCCATTTCAAGGACGTGGCCAACGACATGGTCGGGCTCCTTGAAACCCGGGCCGCCACCACGCTCCAGGAAGCCTACGAGAAGGCCATCTGGCTCAATCCGACTGTCCGTGCTCGTGAGATCACCCGCCAACAAGCGGAAACTGCCTCGCAAGCCGCAGCCGCGGAAGCAGCCCGAGTCGAAGCCGCCCGCAAGGCCACTGGAGCGAATGTGAAGACGAAGCCGAAAAGCGCGGGTGCAGCGACCCCGCTGGGCAGCATCGACGACACGCTTGCCGAAACCCTCGCCGCCATCAAAGCGCGAGCCTGAGTGTGATCCCCTCGAAACCCCCAGCTAGGAACTAACCCATGACTTCCCCGAATGCAGTCTTCACGGAACTGGTCTCGACGACCTTCCGCAAGCACGCGAAAGACATCAAGGACAACGTGTCCAAGAACAACGCGATGCTCCGCCGCTTGATGGACAGCAAGCAAGTCCGCCGTGAAGACGGTGGTCTGACCATCACCACCCCGCTGGACTACGCTGCCAACGGCACTTACCAGCGCTACTCTGGCTACGACGTGTTGAACATCTCAGCCTCCGACGTGATCAGTGCGGCGGAATTCCAGTGGCGCCAGATTGCAATCAACGTCGTGGCGAGCGGCCTGGAACTCCGCACGAACTCCGGCGAATCCCGCATCATCAACCTCGTCAAGGCGCGCATGAAGAACGCCATGCGCACGTTCAAGAACAACTTCTCCGCCGATCTCTACTCCGACGGCACCTTGCCCAACCAGATCACCGGCATCCAAGCCCTGATCTCGGACACCGGCACGGGCACTGTCGGCGGTATCGATTCGTCGGTCTGGTCATTCTGGCAGAACAAGGTGCAATCCGCCGCGGCTCCCCTGCAAGGTGGCGGTGCCATCACCCCCTCTGCCGCGACGATGGAGTCGTTGATGTTGCCCCTGTGGTTGGCCCTGGTGCGTGGTGACGACGCCCCTGACCTGATCATCGCGGACAACAACTACTTCTCCTTCTACGAGCAGTCGCAGACCTCGCTCAAGCGCTATACCTCGGACAACCAAGGTGGTGCAGGCAAGGCCGCCGGTGGCTTCGCCTCTCTCAAGTACAAGTCCGCCGACGTGATCTTCGACGGCGGCTCTGGCATCCCCGCCAACCACATGTACTTTGAGAACACCGACTACATCGAACTGGTCGTGCACAAGGACGCGGACCTGGCCATCATGGACGAAATGAAGCCGTACAACCAAGACGCGGCTGTCGTTCCGATCCTCTGGATGGGCAACCTGGTCACCGGCAACCGCAGCCTGCAGGGCGTCCTCAAGGCCTGATCATTCTGGCGGGGTTACCACTCAATAACCCCGCCGGACTCACAACCTCATCTGGAACCACACCAATGTTCGCTACCACTACCCCCTTCATGGGCAACCAGGCCTTCAATGACTGGTTCGCCCCTGACACCGTTCAGCGCCATATGCTTGGCCTGCAACTCGACGCCGTCGACCCGTTCTGGGGCCAGGGCACTTTCGTCTACGTCAAGTCCGCGGATGCCATCCTCAAGGGCAGCGTCGTGATCTGGGACGAGTCGTTCAACTCCGTGCTGGTCCCCAACACCGCCAACCAGGGCTTCCCTGTTGGCGTCGCCATGGCGCCGATGGCCAGCGGCACCTACGGCTGGGCTCAGATCACCGGCCGTGCCGTTTACAAGACCAACGCCACGGTCGCGGCTGACGCAGCTATCGGCATCGCCGCCGCAGGTATCCTGGGCACCAACGCCGCGGGCAAGCAGATCCTCAACTGCCGCAACCGCGTCGCCGCGACTGGTACGAAGACCGTCACTGCCCAGACCTTGACCAACTCGGCTGTGCTGACCACCGCCGGCTACGATGGTTTCTTCCTCGGCATGGCCCTGTCCGGCACCGGCGTCCCAGCCTCAACCGTCGTCGCCAAGCTCGACTCTGACGGCAAGACCATCTACATGGGCAGCGCCATCGGCACGGTCGACAAGCTCGCAACGGCATCGGGCTCGATCACCCTGACCGGCACCTACACCGGCTTCGGCAGTGGGGTCATCGCCCGCCCGTTCGCCCAAGGCGCCATCACCTAACCCCTTTCCCAGGGTTTCCGGCAGGGCAAGGCAACTTCCCTGCCGGTTTTTTGGGAACACAACAAGATAGCTTCTTCCATCAACCTGGGAACAGAAAATGAGCCAGATCTCCATCGCCGACGAACGCCCCCCTTATGTCCGCTTCGAACAGCGGGCCGAGGAAGACCGTACTGCCAGCATCGCTGCCGGCCACTACGTCGCCCGAAATGTCGACTTCGCCCTCATCACCCCGATGGGCAGCAAGGACACCATCGAGCGCAAGGTCGAGGACTGGTTCCCCCAGCTCCGCCAACAGGTCTCGGAGCAACGTTTTCAAGCCGGCTGGTTGCAAGCCTACCGCGACATATACACAGCCTGGCAAGAGGGCCGGGAACTCCCGACTTCCGGCACCCCGATCCTCCACTGGCCGGCAGTCAGCCCTTCCCAGGCTCAAGCCATCATCCAGGCCCGCATTCGCTCGGTCGAAGACCTGGCCAACGCCAACGAAGTCGCCATCCAGATGATCGGGATGGGGGGCAGGGCTCTCAAGCAAAAGGCTGTCGATTGGCTCGCTGCCAGCGCGAACTCCGGCAAGCTCGCCGAACGTGCCGCTGCCCTCGAAGCCGCGAACTCCGACCTCCAAGCCCGCAACAAGTCCCTCGAAGAACGCCTCGCTGCGCTCGAAGCCCGCTTGCCCGCCGACTCCCCTCACCCTGTCGCCATGTCGGAAGAAGTCCCGACCCGCCGCCGACTGTAACTCGCTGGGACCCTGCTCATGACCATGCTGTCTGTCATCCGGACATTCTGCGATCGCGCAGGTGTCCCAGCCCCCTCTTTCGTCGCTGGGGCAACCAACGCCCAGACTATCCAGCTCCTCAGCTTGCTGAACGAGGTCATCGAAGACCTCTGTGAGCGCTGGGTCTGGCAGGTCCTGGTCAAAGAAACCACCTTCACCACCATCGCAGCAGAAGACCAGGGTGCCATGAGCACCCTTGCTCCTTCTGGGTTCCTGAGTATCCTCAACGAGACGATCTACAACAGGACGCTGCGCCTGCCCGTCTACGGCCCGATTGCAGCTACAAAGTGGCAGGCCCTCAAAGCCCTCCCCAACGCTGGACCTTTCTACAAGTACCGCATCCGTGGGGACAGACTGCTGTTCAACCCAACGGCAGCTGCCGGCCACACCTGCGCGTTTGAGTACAAGTCATCCTTCGCCGTTCTGGCCTCCGACAGCACACTGAAAGACGCCGCCACCCTTGACGACGACACCTTCGTTTTCCCCGAACGCCTCTTGCTCGCTGGCCTCCGTTGGAAGTGGCGGTCGGAAAAAGGTCTCGACTACGCGCAAGAACTCGACCGCTTCGAGACCATGGCACTCGGCATGGCAGGTCGTGACGGCTCGGCAATGACCTTGTCCCAGTCCGAAGGCAACTCCGAGTTCCGCCCTGGCATCTTCGTCCCAGCAGGTAACTGGACCGTCTCGTGAAGAAATCCGCACTGATCCAGCGCCGTCGAGCCGGCATTCAGACTGCTGGGACAAAGTCCCTCCCAGCCCCTGTTGGCGGGTGGAACACTCGTGACCCGCTGGCCGGGATGCCACCGACCGACGCCATCATCCTGGACAACTTCTTCCCCTCGGCCACGGAAGTCGCGCTCCGCCACGGGATTGCAAACTGGGCAACTGGGTTCGCCAGCCCTCCGAAGGCCCTCCTCCCTTGGAACGGCCCGACATCTAGCAAGCTCTTCGCTGCCGCGGATAATGGGATCTTCGATGTCACAGCCAACGCGGCTATCGGGGCTGCGGCGGCCACCATCACCAGTGGCCTGGTCTCCTGGGTCAATTTCTCCATCATCGGGGGGAATTATCTGGTCTCTGTCAATGGAGTCGATAAGCTCCAACTCTACAACGGCGCGGCTTGGTCAGCCATCGATGGAGTCAGCGTCCCCGCTATCACTGGCCTCGCCACAACCACCTTGCGGACGGTCAGTGTTTCCTGCCGCAGACTCTGGTTCACCACGACGGGGAGCCTCTCGGCTTGGTACCTGCCCGTTGCCAGCATCGGGGGGGCCCTGCTTGAATTCCCCCTCGGGCAGGTTTTTGGCCGTGGCGGCTACCTCATCAATATCACCACCTGGACAATCGATGGGGGTGATGGCAGCGATGACCTGACCGTATTCGCCACCTCCGAAGGTGAGGTTGCCGTCTACAAAGGCACCGACCCGGACTTCTCCACCACCTTCTCCAAGATCGGGGTGTACTACATCGGGGAGCCCCTGGGTCGGAACTGCTTCTGCAAGTACGGCGGAGACATCCTCTATCTCAGTCAGAACGGCCTGTTCCCTCTTTCCAAGGCCCTGCAAACTGCATCGATCGACCGGAGTGCAGCACTGACCTCGAAAATCGACCCGACGTTCACGCAAGTCGCGAGTCTCTACTCTGCAAACAACGGCTGGGAATCCATCGCCTACCCCCAGGGCAGTTTCCTCCTCGTCAACATCCCGCTCAGCTCCTCCCTCACCCACCAGTACGTGATGAACTCCATCACCAAGGCCTGGTGTCGGTTCACCGACTGGAACGCGACTTCCTTCGAAGTCTTCGACTCAAAGCTCTTCTGCACAACCAACACGGCTGTGGCAGTCGCCTACTCCGGGATCAGTGACTTCGGTGCTGCCATCACTGGCAAGGCCCAACAAGCCTACAACTACTTCGGGCTCCAAGGTCGGCAAAAGCATGTCACCCTTGTCCGCCCCATCATCACGATCGATAACCAGATCACTCTCAAGCTCGGCATTGACGTTGACTTCTCCGTTACCCCCTTCACCAGCTCTGTCATCGCGGCGCCGGAAGCTGGTTATGTCTGGGACACCGCGCTGTGGGATGCCGTGACCTGGGGGCCTGACACCGTTATCCAGCGGGATTGGGCCTCAGTCTTCGCCTCCCCCGGCTACGCGACAGCCTTCCGCTTGCAGCTCGCGACGGCTTCAGCTAGCCTGACGTGGACGGCAACGGACTTTGTGTTTGAGATTGGTGGGGTGCTGTGAGCACTCGGGAGTAAGTTATGGGACTGTTTGATAGTATTGGGAAGCTGGGGAGCAACATCGT